CTGCAATGATGGAGCAGCCACTCCCATGCCTGCGGCCAGGATAGCCGTCAACGCCGCCATCACCGCGCTGTTCTGCATGGTCGCGGCGGTGTTCTGGTCGGTGGACACGCGGACCGGGTCCTGCTTACCGCCCTTGAACACGCCAGCGAGCCCGCCCTGCCCATCCGCGCCGTAGATGATCGGATGGAGGACGTTCGCCGCCATGCCGCCCAGCGCTTCGGTCACCGGCTTGAGCACTGCGGCGTGGACCGTACTCAGCAGATCCTTGCCGAAGTTCTTGGGCTTGGTGAACAGAACGTCGATCAGCTTTTCTGCCTGCTTCTGGAGGCTGTCGAACTGCGACTGGATCTCCTGCTGGCGTTTCTGCTGGAGCTGCGCCTGCTTTTCCTCAAGCTGGTCTTGCGCCTGGGCTATTTCCGTGTACAGATCCTTCTGCGCCTGCGCCGCCAGGACGGAGCGCTTGGCCGCGTTCTCTTCTTTCGATATCCGCTCGGCTTCGATGCCCGCCAACTGGACGGCCAGATCGAGCCGGATCTGGTAGGCTTGATGCGCCGCTGCCTCTTCCTTTCGCGCCGACAACTCCCGCTTTTCGGCCTCAGACATGGCCATAGGCGTTTCCTGGCCGGCAGTCAGTTCCGCGATGCGCGCGGACCGCGCAGCGCGCCGCCGCAATTCATCGCGCTGCGCCTGGACTCCGATATCCTCAATCCGCTCCTGCGCGGCGAAGCCTTCCTCCCACTCCTTCATCTGCTCTTTGCTCGGCATCATGAGGGCGAGCATTTTCTTCTGCTGCTCGGCCGCTTGCTTGTCGGCGTACTTTTCGAACTCCTCCCATGCCTTTTTCGAGAGCACGGCAGCCTGCTCGTCCGCAGCCCTGCGGATCGCGGCAATCTCCGATTCCGAAGCCTTCACCTTCGCGGCCTGCTGCAGAAGCTGGTCGCGCTGATAGTAGATCTTGCCGATCGCGTCGAGTTCGGCTTCATCGCCCTTCTTTTCGAACTCGGCAGCCTGGCGACGGAAATCCTTGAGCTGCTCCGCGCCCTTTGCCACCGCGTCCAATGCCGCCTTGCGGCGTGCCTCGGTAGCTTCCGCGGTGTGGAGTTGCTGGCCCAGATCCTGTGCCTGAGCCTTCGTCAACGGCTTGTCCGGTTCGAGCAGTTGCTTCTGGAGCCGCTCGACATCCTTCTTGGCGTCGGCGTATGCCTTCTCCATGCCATCGTGCGTGCCGAAGAACCGGGCGCGAATCCGATCCGTTTCTTCCTTGCCTGCACGCAGGTCTGTCCGCTTGGTGGCTGCCTCGGCATCCCGCAGCATCTTCTGCAACTGTTGGATCTGGTCCTGGATTTCGCTCGCGCGTTTCGCTCGGGCCTCCTCGTCGCGGGTGGGCGCAATCGCTTGCAGGATGCCGAAATCGCCGACCAGCCCTTGCTGTTGGGCCCGCAAATCCTCGATGCGCTTCAAGGTGGCATCGCGGTTCTTCATGATCTCGGGCGCCTGTCGCTCCATGTCAGCCACCTGTTGACGATGACCGGAGATCGACATCCTCGCCCCAATGCCGCCCGCCGCCCGAATGTCGGCGGCGTCCTGCATCGCCTGTTCCTCTTCGCGGCGCTGCCGTTCATCGTCTCCGGCGGTGCTGATGTTATTTAGGAACCAATCGACGCCCTTACCGACCCATGTCACGGTGACGACCAGCCCTTCTTTGAACTTGCGGACCAGCGCGTCCCACTTGGTTTCGAGCACCGTCACTTCGCGTTGGTACTCGGCAAAGCGGTGAATGTCCTCCTCGGTTGGCCCGAAGCCCTGCTCGTGGGCAACGCGCAGGTTCTCGTTGAGTTCCGTCATGAACGGAATCGCCTCCACGCCCACCTTTTTGAACAGGTCCATGGCGGCGGCGTCCCGCTGAAGGCCTTCCGGAAGCTTGTTCAGACCCTCGGAGATTTCCGTCAGAATCTCGGATGTGGGTTTCATCTCTCCCGTGGCGGTGTGAAAATCGATGCCCATTCCGCGCAAGGTGGCCCGCGCCTTTTCGCCTTCCCTGGAATTGTCGTCGGCAGCCTGGGACAGACCACGCATCAGGCGCTCGACAATCGAGATGTCCTGTCCAACCGCGCGCGCCGCGAAGCCGAACTGCCCGACTTCCTTCGCGGTCAGGCCGGTACGCAACTCCGCGTCCTTCACGCGCGTGCCATATTCCCCCAAGCTCTTTGCGGCCTCGAATGCGGACGCCGCAATGGTGCCAAGTACCGCAGCGCCGGCAGTGACCGCGATGCCGAAGGGACCAAGAGCCGTAAGCACAGACGAGATCGCGCCCTTCGCTCCCTGGAGCGGGTTCTCCATGAACTGGCTCACACGGTCGCCGAACGAGGTGATGGCTTCGGACTGCTTCCGCAGTGCCTCTTCGGCTTCCTTGGCCGCCTTAACCGCGAGAGCTTCGCGGGCGGCTTTCTCCTCCATGGCGATCATCTTTTCGTAGGACCGGGTGATCGCGTCGATGGCCTGCGGCTCGCGGTTATATCGCTGGAGAAGCTGGTCCCGCTGGGTGATCAGCCGATCCACACCGCTCTTGCCGTAGGTCTCGGCCTGCTTTTCAAGGGAGGCGATGAGCCGCTGGACCGAGGACCGGGTCTGATCCGAAATCCGGATTACTTTCCCGTGCGACGATTCCGCTTTCTTCTCAAAGCCGTCGAGGGCAGCGTTGGCCTTGTCCGTTATCGGGGTGACCTGGTCCTCGGCTTCGAGGATTACGCGTTCCGCTTGGTCTGCCATTTCACGCTGCCTTGAGCATCACGAAGGGACGCGCCTGGAACGCGGTGAGAACCGCCTGGCGGTCGCGTGGCGACACGCCCCATTGCGCCTCGCGTCGGTTGTTGAAGGCGGCGACCTGCGACGCCGTCATTCGCCGGCCAGGAAGGCTCTCGTCGAGAAACCCGATTGCCGCGCGGTTCTCGTTCGCGGTCAGGACCTTCAGACACCGCAGAGTGTGGCCGCTCCAGGTCCAATCGCGGATTGGCCGGAGGCCTCGCGCCGCCTTGTAATCGGGATAACCACGGCGGCCTGATTGGCCGGGCTTCAGCGGAGCGGCAGCCTGGTCGTAGATGTTCTGACCGTGTTGGATGCGGGCCCGGATCGCATCCGCCAGCACCTGCGCGAAGCCCTGCATCTCGGTCGCTGTGTAGGGCGAGTACACGAAGCGAGCGCGTTTGATGACGGTTTGAAAGCGGGGCATGTTTACCTTCGTGGGACAAAGCGCGGAAGCTACTACCCCAGCAAGGAGCGGCCGCGAGCAAAGAGTGCCGCCCTAGTTGTCGGGAAGCCTGCCGTCGTTACATAATCGTAAAGGTGAGACCATTGACCCGAAGAACGAACGCTCTTTCGCATCTCCCCAACGGAGATGAGGGTCTGAGGCTTTTCCGACAGTGTACAGGGGCAAATGACCATGGCATGGTACAAATACGGCGAACATCTAAAGAAAAGCGATAACGCGGCTTACGACACTGATCATAAGCCAGGAGATGCAACTCCGTTTTCCGGTATCTATCGCTGCATGGCGTGCGGACACGAACTTGTCTCGGAGCAACACAAGCCACTCCCGCCGCAGAATCATCACCAGCACACGCCACCTCAACCTATTCGTTGGCGCCTGATTGTGTATGCCGATCATCAAGCGAAGTAGGGGCATTACAGGCAAGTCGGAGCGTCTGGACTTCCTCTGGCTGATATCGGCCCCACAGAAGCGGAGCGATTGAGGCTAGTCCGTTAGCAACGGCAACGAGGCGGGCCGCAGAGAATCGGCCCTGCATAAACTCAGCAACGGTTTTGACGTCGGGATCGATTACGAGTTCCATCTTTGTGTTCCTTTCTTTACTACCGAGGGCTAGAATGGCCGTCGCCGGCCTTGATTTGCTCCTGTCGCTCCGCTTCGATCAGCTCCAGCACCCGGAACTCCTCCTCGGTGATATCCGCCAGCGTGATCGTCAGCCCGATGCTCTTGGCGTTCAAGATGCGAAAGCACCGCCGCACCAATGCGCCGCTGGGGGTATCCATCGCCTCTTCGAGCAGGTTCTTGGGACAGCCGGGGCCATGGCTGACGTCGATGGCCTTCCAGTCCGCGCCGCACGCGGGGCAGCCATCCAACTCGGCCTGCGCTGAGTACCCACACCGGCGGCAGCGAAAGATGCGGTCGGGGCATTCTTCGTCAGGCCCACACAGCCCGCCCTGGTGCAGGACCGACCGGATCAGGAAGCGAACGCCCGGCTCTTCCGGCCAGTCGCCGGGCGTGGCTATTCCGGGTCTTCGTCTGCCTCGATTGCCAGTTGCGCGATGACCTCGGACACGGCGGCCGACTTGTGCACAATCGGCACCGCGCAGGCATAGCCATCGTGCGAGACGTGCAGCTTGTCGTAGAGCGCACCGCTCGGCTCCAGGAACGCGCGCGTCTCGACGGACCTGCGGGCGGCCACGACGCTGGTCGAAGCCCGCTCATGGTCCTGCATCTCCTTGGCGGTGGGCATGCGCAGCACATGAACCACGCGCGCGCCGGGGACCTTCATCTCGATTCGGTAGTTGATCCCCTCGCGCTCAACGTCGGCCACGGTGCAACGCTCGATTCGACCAATCACCATGCCGGCCTCGGCATCATCGAAGGCGGTGCCGTCCTTGTCGGTGCGGATCTTGGCGAACAACTCAGCGTTGATCTTCGGCAGGTCCACGTCTTCGCTCTGCGACTTCCCGCGCCCGAGAAAATGACGGACGGTACGCTGCGCACGAGCCCAGGCGCACCATTCCTCGTCCGAGGGGAACCGCACCTCGCAACTCTTCTCGCCGCCCGACAGGATCGGCACCACAAACGGCTTCGACGCATCGAAGCCTGCTTTCTTTTCGATTTCCATGTGAATCTCCTACTGGCAGATGCCCTGTAGCGGAGTGGTGATTGTCATCGTCACCATCCCGTTGGTGGGGTCGTAGAGTTGAACGCCGGTGATCTGGAGCGTCACGATGCCATCGGTGTTTCCGAGTTCGGCGACGTTGAAGCCCATTTTCTGGATGAGCATCGTGAACGAGTTGTTGGCGTCGCGGGTCATGGTGAACGTGGCCGTCCCGGTGGTCAGGTTGATCAGGTTCGAGTACTCGGTCGATCCCGCCTGCACGCGCACCACAAACTGGACCGCGAATGCGCGATCACCCCACTCGAAACGCCCCTGGATCTGGTAGCCATCCTGGGCTCCCGAGCCAGGGAAGAAGCCGGGCCGGAAGTTGTTTTCCCAGGAAGCTTCCATCGACACGAACTGCTTGGCACTGCCGCCGGTAAGATAGTTGATGCCGTTGAACGTCAGAGTGCTGATCATGCCAGCATTGAATTCATGCGGCGTGGAGATGGCCGGCAGCGTGATGCCGCTGGGCGAAGTGTACTGGCCGGTGGTGACGCACTCCACCGCGCACATCGCACTGGCGCGGCCTGGAGAGTTCTTGATGGAGAGCTTCCAGCCCTTCACCGCGCAGCCCACCAGCATTTCGTCCAACACCGCCGACCCACCGGGTCGGATCTGCTGCACGAACGAGAAGTAGGGCAGTTCCAGGCCGGTCGGGTTCGTCGCTCCCAGGGCCGGAACGATGGTGTAAACGTACGGACCGCTACCGCTCACGACAACATTGCCCATGGAGAAGGACAGCGCCCACGCGAGGAACTCCGACGAGGCGTACTTCGAGAGCTCGTAGGCCGGCATGTTGTAATGCGACTTGAAAAGCTGGGTCGGGAACTCGTGGCCTTTGCCGATTTCCGCCCGGTCATCCTCGTTCACGGGGACCTTCGCCCACGGTTTGGTATTGAGATTCGTGTGACGCCAGATGGTGGCGACCAGATTCGCCGTTCCGATGGCGGTCTGTTTGCCGAATCCCCAACCGTTCAGCAATTCACTGATGTTTGCCATTGCTACTTTTCCTCCTCAGCCACAACTACCGGCTTCTGCGCCGCCGCTGGCGCGGGAACCTGATGCCATCCGCTGCTCATCAAAGGTGAAAGTGCTTCCGCGGTCGCCTCGACTTCTTTCACTTCGCCCTCAGGCGAGCGCATGAAAACTGAATCCATACCGTTCTCCTCATTCCCCGCCGGGATTGCCTTGCTCCACCAGCGTTGCCTGAACTTCGAAATAGTCGAGGGTCGCCCCGTCCGCGCTCACCACCACCGTGTTTCGCTGCGCGGAGGGCAGATCCATGTCCATTGGGTAGCAATCGGGATCGATCTGGAAATGCAGAAGCGACGCCCACGATGGAGCACCCGTTGGTATTGCGCTCACCAGCAGCCAGAACAGATCGGCATACGTCGCGGTGGAATTCTGTTCCGGCGCCCGCAAGTAGATCGAGAAGCGATGCGCGAAGTGCAGTGATCCGCCAGTGAGACGCCGCGGCGTGGTGCCATTCCAGGCAACCAGAATCGAGCCAGGCGGCATCTGGAGGATGGCCAACCGAAGATTGTTGTCGGTAGCCAGGCCTTCCATGAATGCACGGATGTTTTCGCCGTCGCCGTCCAGCGCATCGACCAAGTCCGGGCAGGACTGGAGCGCAGTCACCCACTCGCCAAGTATTGTTTTCGGATTGATCACGGAGCCGTCAACTCGCGCGCTGCAGCAGTGCCAGGTTGAGCATGCCGTAAGCATCCGGCTGCCGCACCGTCGTCACCACGTACTGCGTACCCCACGCGGTCACCCAATCGCCCTTTGCCGGCGGATTCGAGAAGTCGGAAGGATTCACCGAGATCTCTTCGAAGTTCGCCATCGCGCCGGACTCCTCGCGCACGCGCAGGTGGCGCACCGCCGTCACCGTGAACGCGCTTCCTTGCGCCGCGCCTGCTTGCACCGGTTGGTACACCACCGGCTCGCCGAACGTCTGTGAGATGACGCCGTCCACGAACGCTTCAATGCTTGGCCAGTTCGGCATCTCACGTCCAGTAGGCGACGATCAGTCCTTCGCCCGCGTTGTTGGCATCGACGTAGTAATCCGATGGCACTAGCAAATGCCTGGAGTCTTCCGCCCAGATGTCGAATGAATCCGCGACGCCGCCACCTGAACCCGTGGGCCAGAACTCTTTGACCACGCCCGTAGCGTTCGCCTTGTTCATGGCGGCGACGCCGAGAAACACACGCCCCGTATCGCCGATGGCCGCCGCGAAGCGCATCCGCTCCACGCGCAGATTCGTGTCACTGGTAACGGGCACGGGCGTCCCCGGCGTGGGGACGGGGATCTTGCCGAACGATTTTGCTTTCATCGGAATCAGAGCCAGGCCAGGATCTTGTACTTCGCGCTGGTGGTCACGGTCACCTTCACGTTGGTCGAGTCGTGCGTTCCCTCGGTCACCGTGAAGACGTTGGCACTCCCGCTGTTGTCGGCGCAGGAGATCAGAACGCCTGCGGGCACCGCCCCCAGTCCGTGCGCGATGCTCTGCTGCGCACCGTTGCCCGTTTGCACTGCCGACAAGAACTGCTTCTGCTTCGATGGGTAGCTGCCTTTGAAGTTGGGCTGCGGACCCGCGCTCTGAAACTCCGGAGCGTTAATGGGCGTTTTTTCCACTTTGATTGCCATGCCTCTTTTCCTTTCCGGGTTTAGCCGGTTCTTGTTTGGGAAGCTTGGAGAACGCCCGCTCCGCTTCTGCCTGCGTCCCGATCCGGCGTTGCTCGTAAAGCTGCCGCGCGCGCGTCAACTGGACCTTGTTTGTGGCATCGGGAGCGGGATACTCATCGCCGATGTCTGACGGCGTAAAGCCCTGCAACGGGCGCAGGACGTAAAGCGGCGGGACCAGGCCCCTGGTCAGCCGCGCCCATGATTCACGACGAAGCATCATGGCTACACCGCCGAGATCACGTTGTTGAAGTAGAACCCCAGATCCGCAGAAACCAGGCGCATATCGAACGCCGAGTCGATCTCCACGCGATCCGAAGCCAGGTGCTCCATGCGGAAAGTCTTGATGCGGACGCCGGCGCCGCCGGTGGTTCCGATCAGGCCCGTCCAGTTGAACACGTACCCAGCGCTGGGAGTCATCAGGCCGGCATTCTTCGGGCGGTAAAACAGCGCCGCGCTCAGGCCGCCGATGAACGAGTTGGATTCGGCCGCGCCTTCCGCCGCCGTGTTGTAGACGGCGTCGATGACCAGGACCTCTTCGAGTTCGAGAATCTCGGCCATGATCTGACGGGTGGCCACTGCCGGGTTCGGCGCGGTCTGGCCGTACTTGGTGCGGTCGATGAAGTCGGGGTGATCCACGAGTTTATCGAATACCGGGCGGCTCACCACGAAGATGTTCGGCGCGAATCCGCCGCTCGACAGCCGCATCTGGGTCTTCGCGTGGCGAATGTCCGTGATGGGGTTGCCGTTCGGATAGTTCCCAGAGTCCCAGTAGACGACGTGCGTGGAGTCCGCGGTCGCCTGGCCACTGGCCTGATTGGTCCAGATCCCGGTGCCGAAGAACTTCGAGACCCACTGGTTTTCACGCCGGATCAGCGCCTTCTGCGTCAGGAAAATCGTGGCATCGCGGTCGGGTGCGAGAGGCGAGTCGCTGTTGGAGCGGATCTGGTCATCCACGTCCTTGTGCAGCGACCAGACGTCGCAGTTGTACGTACCGGTGGAATTCAGGTTGTAACCCGTTCCGGCGGATTCAGCGGAAAGCGCGCGCTTCTGCATCTCGTCGCGGTTGAAATCCGCTCGCGCGTAGGTGTAGTACAGGTCGCTTTTGTTTTCGACCGGGACCGCCGGAAAGGCCTTGTCCGCGACGAACTCGACTCCGGCGGCCTCCTGAAGGTAGGCCACGGAGATGTTCGTCAGCGGTCGGTTGACGTGGACGTCTTGTAGTGTTGGCTGAGGCATTTGTGATTTCTCCTATTTGATGAACGGCTACATCTTGTACGGGCCCAGAAGCAGCGCGGGAATGATGACGCCAGCGCCCCCCGATGCCGCCAGTGCGCGCGCCCGCACGAAATTGCCGGAGGTCGCCGTGATGGCCTGACCGCTGGCGTTGGCCATAAGCGGATCGCCGTTGTTTACGGCAGCGCCGGTCACCAGCTTGGTGATGCCGAGGATGGCGACCTCGCCCTCGACTCCCTGCGCGTTGGGCTTGTCCTGGACCACGCCATCGGCGACGGCGCCAGCGCCCGTGAAGTTGATCTGCCCGGACGAATTGACGGTCACGAGATAGAACTGCGGATTCACAGTTCCACCACTCGTGAGGTCCGCCGCCGCCGGAAGTCCTACAGTGCGTAATGTCTGTTCGAATGCCATGTCTGTTGGTCTCCTTTCGCCCTACCGGGCAAGGCGAACGCCAGCCCGCTCGAGCGTGGCGATCAGGCCCTTCGCGTTGTGCTGCGCCACGAACGCGCCGTAAACCTCGGGATGCTCTTCGAGCATTAGGGCGTAGGCGCGCTCCTTGGTCAGCTTGGTGGTACCGCTTTCGGCGTAAAGATTCGGAGTCTCTTTGCCGCGATTCTGGCGGGCGTAGCTGGTGGCTTGGGCTTCAATCTCCTGAAGCGAACCAACCGCGCCCTGGTTCGGGTTGACGTGGGAAGTAATCATGCTCCTCTCGCTTTCCATCACGCGGGCGGCTGTCAGCTCTTCGCTGATTTCCGCCACGCTGAAGTATTGGCCCGTGGACTTCTTCTTAGTGAGGAACTCCGCGGCCTTGTCGGGACAACCGGCCATCTTGCACAGCGCGCCGATGGCTTCGATGTCGCCTTCCGGACGCATCCTGAGCGGCACGCCGGCCAAGGCAGCGACGCCAGCGAGCGGTGCCATGCCCTCCGGTTTCTTGGCGTCGCTCTTTGCGTTCTCGCCGCAGGCATGGCAGTACTCCGCGCCTTTGCGCAGCTCGGCACCGCAGGCGTGGCAGAACTTACCGGACGCCTCGCCTTCGGCCTTCGTGCCGCAGGCATGGCAGAACGTTGCGTCTGCGTGGAGCTTGGTTCCGCACGCGTGGCAATACTTCGGCTCGGTGTTGGTCTTCTCGTCGCCGCCACCGTCGCCCGGCTTCTTGCCCTCGGCGGCGATTGTGAGCGTTTCGTTGGGCATACTTGCTGTAACCTCCTTGGTTGTGGATCTTGCGGCAATCGCCGCCGTTGAACTCTGGACAGGCTCGCCAAGCAGTTGACGAAGCGCGTTCATGGCATCGCCCAGCGTTCCGACTTCGTCGGCCAGGAGCGGAACGGCATTCTCCGACCAGTACACGCCAGCCTGTGTCGCGATGATCTTTTCTGCGTCAGCCTTCCGGTTCCGCGCAACCGTTGCTACGAACTGCTCGTACTGCCGGTCAATCTCGGACTGGATGTCCTTCTCGGCCCGCTCCGACAGCGGTTCATGCGGGTTCCCATCGACCTTCTTGTCGCCTTTGAAGACGTAGGTGTACTTGAGCCCCTGCTCGTCGTTGAACTTCGAATCCTCGGTATGCAGTACCACCACGCCGACGGACCCGACCGCTCCCATGCGCGTGACGAAGATCTTGTCGGCAGCGCTGGTCAGAGCGTAGGCCGCTGAGAATGCGAAGTCGTCGGCGACCGCGAAGATCGGCTTCGCGCCGCGAATCGAGTAGATGTAGTCGGACAGTTCCAGGCATCCCGTGGTCTCGCCGCCCGGCGAATCCACCTGCAAAAGGATCGCCCGCACTCCGGCGTCGTTGACCGCGTCCCGAAGGTAGCCGCCGATCTGCGCATAGGAACTGCAACCACTCAGCGCCGAAACCCAGGATTCCGCTTTCGTCAGCACGCCCTGGATCGGAATGATCGCCACGCCGTCGATCACCTGGTAGCCGCTGTCATCCGCCTGCTCCATGTACGCGGCGGCGAACGGTTCCGCGGGCTTCACGCCGGCCACCGGAATGATCCCCAGCCGTGGCCCCAGCGCCTGGACGATCACGTCCAGCTTGGGCGGGTGAATCATGAGCGGCGTGTTCACAAACCGCGAGGCAACACGAGTCAGATCCCTCATGGCTTCACGTCCACTTCTCCCTTGCTCGCATCCTGCTGGATCTCGGCTTCCGTTAATCCGGCGTTGCGCCCGGTCAGGACCTTCCGGCCATCGCTGTCGTAAGAGAGACCGAGCTTGTCGGCGCGCTCGTTGTCCGCTGCCTGCTCCGCATCCACGGCCCCGGCATCGCGCCCTTGCGCCGCCACCTCGGTGGAACGGGTGGATAGACCGCTGCGAATGGCGTCGTTGGAAGCCTTGATGTCCTTCTCCGGGTCAACCCACGGCCAGCCGGGCGTCACCCATTGCACTTCCTCGAATGGCTCGGGATCTTTGCTATAGGCGTTCAATAAATCGACGCCGAACACCAGCGCCAGCATCGCCTCACGCAGCCATCGCTTATAGACCGGATGGCAGACCTGGAAAATGAAAACCGAATGCTGATACTGTTCGCACTTGCGGCGGAACTCCAACAGGCCGGCGCGGATCGAAGAATAGTTGATCCCCGACAGATCACCGCTGATCTGATACTCGGCGAGCCCGGCGCCACTCGAAAAAGCTTGCAGGCACGTCCGAATGAACGATTTGAAATCGCCACTGTCCTTCGCTTCGGCAAACTGCACCTCTTCGCCGAAGTTCAGAACCTGGAACGTGCCGGGTTCGAGCTTGCTGATCTGCGTCCCTGGATCTGTCTGGGTCGGCCCGTTCTGGTATTGATCCGGAGGGATGATCGGATTGTCCGGGCTGGCCTGCGTGATGAACCCGGTGATCATCGCCGCGAGTTTCTTGCGGACGATCTCGGCGTCCGTGTATTGCTCCAGTTCGTAGAGCTTCGCGATCACCGACGTGAGCCACGGCTGCCCCCGGAACTGGCCCGCGCGAATCGGCTTGTAGACGTGCAGCACCTCGGTCGCTGGCACCCGCTCAACCGATAGAGCATCCATCGGGAAGAACATCGTTTCGCCGGGATGCGACTTCCAGAAGTGGTACGCCGCGCGCCGCCCATCGGTCTGAAACTCGATGCCGCACCGCACAGAGTTGTTCGGAGGCATCCGCTCGACCGCCGTGCGCCACAACGGTAACTGCTCGGCCTCGATGAGCTGCAGTTGCAGCGGAACTGTCAGCCCTTCTTTCACGGAGCGCGGCCGGAACCGGACGAAGCACTCGCCGGCCTCCATGACTTCGCGTGCGATCACCATCTGCTGCCCGTAGAAATCCGTCTGGCCAGACGCGGGATTCCGCGGGTCGTACTCAACGTCGCACTCGCGTATCCATCGATTCCACTTCCTGGTGATCAGGTCGCGGATCTTATCGTCCGGATGGTGCGGCACCAGGCGAATGCCGCGCCCGATGGCGTTGGCGACGTAGGAATCGACGGCTGCCGCCGCCCACGCACTGTTTCGAACCGCGTCCCGGTTGCGCGCCTGCAACTCCAGGCCATGCGAAAACAGGAGCGTGTTGAGGCCGAGGGACGGCGGGTTCCATCCCATTCCCCGACGCCCGCGACCGGCGGCATCGAACGGGAACGTCCCCATGGCGCGGGTACGTGGGACGCGCGGGATCGGCATCGGCTCGTGCCCGGCCTGGCGGGCAAGCGTCATCAAGGTTTCAATTGGCACGGCGAGTTAGTGGCCCCACCCGTTGGTCGTGTAGATGCGCACCTGGCGCACTTGCTGCGGCCCGGACTGCTGGGCTACGTCATTCAGGATCAAATTCCGGAGTTTCAGATAATCGTCCACGGAATCGAATTCGAACTCACGATCCTGAAAACGGACTCGCCTCGCGCCCTGCTTCCGCGCAGCGTCGAGAGCATCGAGATCGGTCTGAGTGAACGGCATGTGAATGTATTGGGCTGGATTCGCAGCACGGATCAGGCGCCAAGCGTAATCCCGCCCGTGAGATGAGAGTCATCTCTCGGAGACGCAGACTACCAGTCCATGTGGATGTTTCCGAGTGACCGATTCAGGAGCTATCGTGGGCTATTTCACGCGACTGATGTTAGCTGGGGTTGAGCCAGATTGGCGGTTTCCTCCGCCCTTTATTCCCGTGATCGTTAAGCCGAATAGCAGTTGCTCCAACTCCGAAGTGGGGATCGACAGTTCTTTGGCAATCTGCGAGCGGTTGACGCCGGAGTCGTACAAGTCCGCCAGCACTTTGGGCAGAATCACCGATCTTTCTTGCGGCGCACTATTTGGCTCACAGTCCCTGCCTCGCTTAGCAATTTCAATACATACGCCCCTGTACTGCCAATCGCTCACTAAGCCCAATCCGTGCAATCGATATGCAAGCGCTGCGACCGATACAGTCCATTGTTGTTTGAGGTTCACTAAGCCAGAGTAGGTAGGAAATCTAGGAGCGGATGCGTAGATGCTAGCCCGAGGCATCAAGAACGCAGAAGCAAAGGCGTTCGCTTGCTTTTCGGCCTCTATTCCCTGAGGCGTTCCGTGCTTGTGGAGAACCAAGTGGCCCAATTCGTGGGCGGCATCAAATCTGCTGTGCTCAGAAGACTTATTGGTGTTCAGAAATACAAATGGCGTCTGTCCCTTCCACATGGAAAACGCATCGACTTCTCTCGCATCGACAGCCAGAGAAAACACTCGCACCCCCTTCGCCTCAAGGAGATGAATCATGTTCCTGATTGAGAGCACCCCTAGCGCCCACTCGCGCCGTACGGACTCTGCCGCGGCCTCGGGATCAGGTTCGCGGCCAATGTCGGGAATGGCGGATTTCGGCAATCCGAACCGCTTGTCTAGCCAGGCGCTGAAATAGAGTCCGAGCGCCGCTTGACTCAAGGCCATATCGCGTTGCGGCGCGCTCATCTTCGACATGGATCTAAAACTCCCGCTGTCTAAGCTGGGCTCATCTAAGTCTTCACCAAAGAAGAACTCTGGAGGAAATCCGGTAGCTGCAGAAATCTTAGCCATCCCATCCTCCTTGACAGGAGCATGTTTTCCGGACTCATATGCAGTTACTGATTTGCGATCAACGCCGATTCTGGCGGCGAACTCGCTTATAGTTAAGCCTCGCCGTTTACGGGCAAGCCGAATTCGGCTCGGCGTTGGGACACTAGCATTGTTGTCGCTATCACAACTTGTTGATTTCAACGGTGATCTCGGGACTTTGATTAGCATCGTCGCTTTCAAACTGTGGGTTTTCATCAAGCGGGAATGCAGTCAAGATAATTCTCTCGGCCCATTTGCTGACATGGCCGTCTTCCGTCATATCAATCGGGCGAGACAGCTCGGAGCGCAGCTCCCTGGAAGCGGTGTCCCGATACGTCAAAAGCAGCCAAGTAGACCTGCCAGCAGTCTTGATCGACGCGATGACCGCACCAGGGTCCATAAAGGCGAATTGTTCCTGCCTCTGGTTGACTCGGACCGCCTGTGCAGTTTTTGGACCTTTTGCCGACCTGGTCGATGGATACCCATCTTTTCGCCCAGTGTCCGCGTCCCCTGATGTAAAGGCGATAGCAATCGTCTCAGCCGCATTAACAACCAATGGGAGGTTCGTTTCGTTTTTACGCATCCACCCGCGAGCAAATAGCCCCTCGCGAAGAGCACGGGTGCCTTCCGCCCACGCAACCGTGCCGGGGTACGTAGGAGGATGATTCAATGTGCATGACGCCCAGCCAGCAAGTCCCTGCAATGCCGCCGTAGTGAGCACTTCCATATCCAGTCCAAGTGCCGCAAGCCTTTGATCTACTTCCGACTGGTCGAAGTAGAGAAGTAACGGTGAACCCATAGTCTCCTTCAGGCATGATCGCCTAACTACCCAAAAGAGTACCACAAATGAGGTAGCAAAATGGGAAGTTGATGATTTCCTCCACCGGAAATCAAACCTCCATCCTGAAACGCACGCGGTTACGCGCGGTCTGCCTGCCATCCGCGCTCTGCGTTTGCTGCTGCTGTGCTTGTTTCACTTCCTGCACCCGAGGCGCGCCCACTCGGTGCTCAAGGTCGCCCCAGTGCTTCTCCTGGAAACGGTCGATGCCGACCCGTCCAGCGGCCGCGCGCGCATACACGCGGCAATCGAGCGCCTCGTTACGCTCGCGCATCTTCTGCCACTCGTGCCGGCGATAGCCTTTGACGATCTTCGTCACCAACTGTTCGGCGGTGATCTGCTTGAAGTACTCCTCGCTGTAGCGCGGGAGGTGACAATACCCCGGAGGAAAGGGAATTCCCTTCGAGAGATCCTCATCAGTGGGTCGGTCAAGCCGAAGCCAACGGTACAGTTCCTCTTTGGCCATGCCGGAATTGACCGGCCAAACCCGGACGCCGCGCTTCAGCTTCGCGCCCGCCGGGCCCACCTCCACCGGAGACGCCGACCCAATGAGAGCGGGCGTCCGCGAATCGCCTTTGATCACCAGCACGCGCCCACCCTGCCTTCGCGCCCACTGGTACACCTCGATGGTGGCGAAGCCCGAATCCACGGCGAGTTGCAGGATCTGCAACTCCAGACCGGACGCCGTCGGGAACGTCTCACTCAAGAGCGCGGTTAGCTTCTCCCAAACCTGCGGTCGCGAAGTGTCCCCTTCGAGCACCCGGTAATCGACCGACCACGACTCCTTGCCCCGGCCCCACGCGGTAATCTCAACTTCGATGCGGTCCTTCTGGACGTCCGCGCCAGCCGTCAGGAACAGCCCGCCTGGGGGCACCGTGCCGATCTTGTACGACTCGCGCCGGTCATAAAGCTTCTGCCACTCCGGCGCTTCTCCCAACAGCGTCCACGTCTCGCCCAGAACGGTGTTGACGAAGACCTGAAGCAACGCCGGGTTTTTCTGCGCCTGCTCGAACTGCTTGGCGGCGTCGCCCCACGAGAACCAACCGACCGGACTGTACAGGCTGGAGATATGGAAGCCCGCCGTCCTACCATCGCCTTTCGCGCCGGCCCGCCACTCGCCGCGCGCCAGCATGGAGTGCTTTTGATGGTTGCGAATCTCCTGGCCGCAGTGCTCGCAGACGTAAACCGCACTCTGCGGATCGCCCTTTGGCCACCGCAGTTGCGCGAACTTCAGGATCTGGAACTCGCGGCACGTGGGACACGGGACCCAGTACTTCCGCTGGTCGCTCTCCTCATACGCCGACTCGATCCGGCTCATGCCGGTGATCTTCGGTGTCGATACCAGAAACACTTTGCGGCGCGCGAACGTGCGCGTGCGCGCCATCGCCAGCGTGATCGGGTCGCCCTCGCCCTCCACATCACCTGGGTAAGCGTCCACCTCGTCGAGGAACAGATATCGCGCCGCCATCGACCGCAGGCCGACCGCGCTGTTCGCGCCGGTCATCACCAGCACGCCGCCCGGAAAATCCTTCGACAGAACCGTGTTGCCGGAATCGCGCGACCTGGGATCACGGACGAGTTTCCGCAGGACCTCCGACTCTTCGATCAGCGGATCGATGCGCTGCTTCGAGTTGCGCTTCGCCATCTCGACGGTCGGTTGCACCGACATCATCGGGCCCGGCGCCTGGTGGATGATGTAGCCCATCCAGTTGTTGCCGCACTCCGTGCCGCCGATCTGCGCGCCCTTCATGAACACCGTACGCTCGATGAGCGACATGGGCGAAAGGCAATCCATGATCTCGCGCAGGTAGGGCGTTCGCTCCGTGCGCCAGCGCCCGTGCTCTGCGGACGCGCGTTGCGAGAGCCAGCGATAGCGGTCGGCCCACTGAGAAATCGTAAGCAACGGGTCCGGCCGCGCGCCAGCCGCCGCGGCTGCACCGTAGATCTCTTCAGCCGTTAGATTCGTCGGCAAAATCATTCAGGGCCTTCCGGATCTCATTCGTGAGGAGCGCATGCACGGTGGCCTCTACGGTCTCGGCGGCAAGCATCGCCGCCAGGCGGTCGGGGAGGTTGATCATCGCGTCGCGGAACTGGCGGAACTTATTGAAGGCGGCGACCTGGACTTCTTCGCCCGAGACGAGCTTCGCGATCCGTTCCTCGTAATCGATCTTGGCGAGGCGCGCCTGGTAGTGTTCCCGCACCGCCCGCGCCTTCGTGTACTGCGACGCGCCAAAGACCTCCGCGTCGTCTTCTGGTTGCTGGCCGCGCCGGTCCACTGGTGGCGCTTGGGTTTGGGTGTTGCGCGCCCACTCGGCGTCGGCAATCTCGGAATCGATCTGGCCGTTGGGCAAGGTGTGGATGCGACCAGACGCGATTGCCTTCTGGACGGTGCTCGCCGAGACTCCGCGCTGTCGGGAGTACGCCCGCTGGCTCATTACTGGCATGTGTTTATTCCCGAAATAAGCCCTTGCCTTCCGGGGCCACCGGAGTGATGAATCGTCATGCGCGGATCAACCGCCAAAAGGATAAACACCACCATGAAAAACGCAGAAGCTACCAACACCACCGAAACCGCCGCCGTTGCGGAACAGGGCGCGCAGGTCGCCCCGGAGAAGGCCGCCTCGAAGAAGGCTGCCAGCCAGAAGAAGGGCGCGCCCAAGGCCAACAAGGGCGCGAAGAAAGCCGCCAAGCAAGCCAAGGCCGCACCGAAGAAGCAGGCCAAGGAGAAGGTCGCCAGCAAGAAGGCCGCCAAAGTGAAAGAAGCCAAAGTGCCGCGCGAGTTCTCGAAAAAGAACATCATCCTGGACCTCCTGCGCCGCCCCAAGGGCGCGACGATGGCCGAGATCGCCAAGGCCACCGACTGGCAGAACCATAGCATCAGGGGCTTCATCAGCGGAAACCTCACCAAGAAAATGGGCCTCACGGTCGAGTCCACCAAGAACGAAGCCGGCGAGCGGACATACCGCGTTGCCAAGTAGGCACGCTTGCCTCCCAATCAGCCGCCTGGAAACGGGCGGCTTTTTTTACGGCACTCCGCGATTATTGCCTTGCCTTCCGGGTGCGCCGGAGTGATGAATCGTCATGCAAGGAGACGAACCAGATGGCACGAACCAAGAAGCAGACCACGAGTTACAACGGATTTGCGTTCCCGCTGCAGCCCGACACCGAACTGGGCCTGGCGATGCTGATCGCCGAGGACGAGGAAGGGCACCACGAGCCGGTCGCAGTCGCCAGCACGATCAACGAGGCGAAGGAGATCGCCGAAAGCGACCTGCGCGGCCGGATGCGCCGCATCGAGCGGGGAGAAGATCCGGGGATCTGCCCGTACACGTACAAGGTCTGGGCTCGCGGAATCGACGGTGACTACCGCATCGCCTACGAGATCACGGACCTCCTGAAGTAGGACCCTCCCCGCAGTTCCACAGAGCTTGCCAATCGCCGCCTCGCCGCAGGCGGCGTTGCTCGTCTTTAATGATCCGCAACTCCGCCGACCAGTCCGAGAGAGCCAGGCACAGGCCTTGAAGGTCGGGATTCCCGGCGCGGATCTCCGCTTCGATTGCCGCAATCTCCTTGTGGCACCGTTCGATTCAAACCGCATTCTTTAATCGCTCCGGCGCAACATCATCGAAGGTCCCGCCGCCATCGAGAACCGCCTTGCCGCCCGTGTAATCCTGCCACCGGCGCACGATCACGTCGCAGTACTTCGGGTCCAATTCGACGACGCGCGCCTGGCGGTTGGCGCGCTCGCACGCGATCAGCGTCGTCCCCGACCCGCCGAACGGATCGAGGATCGTGTCGCGGGTCTTGCTGCTGTTCCGAAGCGCGCGCTCGACGAGTTCCACCGGCTTCATGGTCGGGTGTTCCAGGTTCGCCATGGGCCGCTTGATGAACCACACGTCACCCTGGTTCCGGTCGCCGCACCAGAAGTGCTGCGTCCCGTCGCGCCAGCCATACAGGATCGGCTCGTACATCCGCTGGTAGTCCGACCGGCCCAAAGTGAAATGGTGCTTGGCCCAGATCACGAAGGTGGACCAGTGAACTCCGGCGTCGGAGAACGCCCGGTAGAGCGTGTGCAACTCCGACGAGGACATGCACATGTAGATGGCGCCCTTCGTCATCGCGAGCATGTTGGCCGAGGCGTCCCGCAGGAACTCATAGAACTTGCCGCCGAGAGCATCGTTGTCGATGGTGAGCTTCTTCGCCGTCTTGCCTTCATACGCGACGTTGTACGGCGGATCGGTGAACGTCATGTCGGCCAGCCCGCCAGCCAGGACTTTTTCGATGTCGGCCATCTGCGTGGCGTCCCCACAGAGCAACCGGTGCTGGTCGAGAACCCATACGTCGCCGCGCACCGTGACGATGGCCTCCTGCTCAGCCGGAACCGCGTCCGGATCGGTCAGCCCGTCCTGCGTGGTCTCCGGCTCGCGGAGCAACTCCTCCACTTCCTCGTCCGTGAAACCGACCAGATCGAGATTGAACGCGTCCTCCTTCAGCGATTCGAGTTCGACCCGCAGCATCTCCTCGTCCCATCCCGCGCTCATGGCCAGGCGGTTGTCCGCGAGAATGAGCGCACGCCTCTGTGTTTCCGAGAGGTGATCCAGCACAATGACCGGCACCTCGTCCATACGCAGGCGTCGAGCAGCCGCCAGGCGCGCGTGCCCGGCGATCACTACGCAGTCGGCACCGACAAGGATCGGGTTCGTCCAGCCGAATTCGATGATGCTGGCGGCAACCTGCGCCACCTGTTCGTCCGTGTGCGTCCGGGCGTTCCGGGCGTACGGGATCAGCTTGTCGATGGGCCAAATCTGTACGGCGAGGTCACGGAAGCGTGGAGATGCCGCGCCAATACTGGCGACCTCCCGATTCGTAGTGCGCAATTTCGCCGTCATGCCTGGGCTTTCCTCTTCGGTCCGTAGTGCGGATTGGGTCCGTGGTGCTGGATGCGCCGCGCGTCGTTCTGCTTCGGATTCAGTGCCTCGTCTGCCGGGACGCCGCGAGACTCCGCGACGGCGGCGAACGTCTCGCCAGTGGCCGCGAGGACCGGGTTCTCGCCGGTCAGATTCATAACCCGCCGCACGATCACATCGCAATAGGCCGGGCTGATCTCGCAGCCGTAACCGGTCCTACCGAGTAACGCCGCTGCGGCCATTGTCGTGCCGCTCCCCATGAACGGATCGAAGATCAGGTCGCCGGCATCGGAGTATGCCAGCAAGAAGAACTCCACCAGCGCGCGCGGGAACGGAGCGGAGTGCGAGCCTTGACTCGACTCGCTCTTGACCTCGATCACGTTGCTTGGGCGCGCCAGTCCGGAGTGCCGGCCATCCGAATCGTCGGACAGACTGTTCCTGCTGCGCTGCCACGCACTCTGGTTCTTCCCCCCGTCTGCGGCCGCGCCCCGAGCGCCGGTTCCCAGGAGCCCGCTCCCGGAGTTTGATTTCGGATTGTTCGGGGAGTAGTCGAAGCAGTCCTCCGACTCGTGGCTCACGGCCTGCGGCCGAAACTTAATCTGCTGCTGGCGGCAGAAGTGAAATACCGGTTCCCAGGCGTTCTTGAATCGGTTTCCCCAGCCGCCCGGCACGCCGTTATCGGTCTTGCGCCAGCAGAACGTGTCTACGAATCGCCAGCCCCACTGCCGCCGGTGCGCGATGACGAGATCCATCACGTACAGATCCCGCTCACCGTCGTCGGCGTGCTCTTTGATGTTGAGGAAGTAGGAGCCATCGGGCGCCAGAATCGATTCGACCCCAGCCGCGACCGCGCCAAACCATTCGGCGTACTCGTTCGGAGGTACCGGTTTGAAGCCGCTGGTGGCGTCGTACTCGCGCTGCGTTGCGTAGGGTGGCGAGGTCACGACCACGTTGGCCAGCGCATCGCCGAACAGAACCCGAATCGTTCCACCGTCGCGGCAGTCGCCGCAGATCAGGCGGTGGGCTCCGATCAACCACACGTCGCCGGGCTGGGTTACCGGCTGGGCTGGCGGTTCGGGGACCTCGTCGGTCACATCCTCCGACGGTGCGTCGCCGTCTTCGAGCAGCGCCTCCAGTTCCTCGTCGCTGAAGCCAATGAGCGCGAGGTCCGTGCCGTCTGTTTCGAGTTCGCGCAGTTCGCTGGCGAGCATTTTCTCGTCCCACCCGGCATTCATCGCGAGCTTGTTGTCTGCGAGGATGTATGCCCGCCGCTGCGTCTCGCTGAGGTGGTCCAGCACCACCACCGGCACCTCGGCGAGGCCCAACTTGCGGGCAGCCAGGAGACGACCGTGGCCGGCAATAATTCCGTCCATCGAGTCAACCAGGATCGGATTGGTGAAGCCGAACTCCAAGATGGACGCCGCGATCTGCGCTATCTGTTCGGCAGAGTGCGTGCGCGCGTTCCTGGCGTATGGCACCAGCCGGTCGGTCGGCCAGATTTCGATGCGCCGTGCCATCGCGGGCGTTATGGTCGCCGGAAGTGTCGCCAT